ACGCAGATCATCGCCAAACCTATCTTTTAGCCAATGGTTATGTTGATTTGGATGCTAGACACGCATTAGGTGCAGGATTATCCACCATTACAAGATCAGCAGATATTCGCAATGATATTTACATTAACTATGGAAACAATTTTGGATCACAAGAAATAGCCTCAAGCCCTCAATCAATTGCTCTTTATGGATACAAATCAGAAAGCATCAATTCGACAATTCACTCAGCTGTGGATGCTCAAGCTGTTGCAGATCGATATATTGCTCAAAGAGCTTTTCCATTAGCAGCCTTTCAATCAATAACCTTTCCAATAACAAATCCAGCAATTGATAATAGTGATCGGGACAACCTTTTGGGTGTCTTTATGGGTCAGCCTTTAAATATCCAAAATTTACCCACTCAGATCTCAAATGGGGTCTTTGAAGGTTATGTTGAGGGCTGGCGATGGAGCACAAGGTTCAATGAATTATTCCTAACCATCAATCTTTCACCGGTGGCGTTTAGCCAAGTGGCGATGAGATGGAATACTGTTCCAATAACCGAAACATGGCAGACAATAGATCCAACTTTGACATGGGAATACGCTACAATCGTAGCCTGATAATAGGAGAAAAATGGCAACTACTACAAATTACAGCTGGACTACTCCAGATGATACCGGCTTGGTTAAGGATGGCGCATCAGCTATCAGATCACTTGGCACAGCAATTGATACTACAACAAAAAATTTAAACCCTTCAACAACTCTTGGCGATATTGAATATCGTTCATCAACAGCAAATACAAATACAAGACTTCCAATTGGAACAACTGGTCAGGTTTTAACTGTTTCTGGTGGAGTGCCAGCATGGGGATCAGTTTCTGGCGGTGGAAAAGTGTTGCAGGTTGTTCAAGCAACATCTAGCACAGCAACAACAGTTGCAAGCACTACAATGACTGATAGTGGTTTGAGTGTAACAATCACTCCAACATTATCATCAAGTAAAGTTTTAATTTTAGTTAGTCAAGGATTATTATTAAAGCGAAATTCAGATAGGGCAAAAGGTGGATGGCGTTTAATGAGGGGTGCTACCGAAATTTTTAATGGTGACGATGGATTTTTTATTTTAGCCAACCTTGGTGGTAATACATATCAAACTTGGATGCAAGGATATTATGCATTAAATTATTTAGATACTCCATCAACAACATCTGCAACAACTTACAAAACACAAATTAATGTTGATGTAACAACCGATAGTGCCGCAATGGTTGGTCAAGGTGAAAATGGCGTAACAAGTTCAATAATCGCTTTAGAAATAGGTGCATAATGACAAGTTATTTAGTTGATGCAATTAAATTATTAAAACCAACTGCTGAATTTTCATTTAATGATAATGATTATTCAACAATTAAATGGGACGTGCTTGAGGGCGATGCACCTACGCAAAAAGAAATTGATGATGCGATTAAAACTGTTAAAGCAAAAGAGGCTGCAGATGCAAAAGCTCGTGCTTCTAATAAGACTGCATTGCTTGAACGCTTAGGCATTACCGAGGATGAATTCAAAATTCTTTTGTCCTAATGAAGCCTTGGTTGTCTAAAGCAGCAGTTCAATTGCGTGAGCAGATTGATGATTCCTTCCCAGAGCGTAGCCGTAAATCTGATGGGTGGATTGGTGATGCTAGACATAGCACACGAAAAAGCGATCACAACCCAGATGCAACAGGGTGCGTTCGAGCAATTGATATTGACGCTCGGCTTTCTGACGACAAAGGGCTTTCAGCATATTTGGCAGATCAAATTCGATTCTATGGGAAAACCAATGGTCGCATCAGTTATGTAATCCATCAGTCAAAAATTGCTTCACCCATACTTGGATGGCGTTGGCGTAAATTTAAAGGTAATCCCCACAATCACCATATCCATGTCAGTTTTAAAAAAGGCAAGACAGATCAGGACAGCACTTTTTTTCACATACCACTACTAGGAGGCAAGGCATGAAACTATCAAACAAACACAAGGCAGCAATTAAGTCATATTTGAGAGCTGTGGCTGCTTCCGGTATTACTGTCGCACTAGCCATTGTTGCTGACATCCATCCAGCTTATGCAACATTGCTTGGAGCAGTTGTAGCACCTATTGCCAAGGCACTTGATCCAAAGTCCGGCAAAGAGGCTGATTACGGAATCAATGCGAAATGACGGCAAACGATTGGGTCGCTATCGCTTCTGGCGTATGCGCCGTAACTGCCAGTTTGTTCATGGGTCTGCGTTGGGTTATTAAATCCTATTTAGCAGAATTAAAACCCAACTCAGGCACAAGCATGAAGGATCAAATTACTCGACTTGAACAGCGTGTCGATGATTTGTTTGTCTTAATTAGTAAGCGATAATTTTTGCTATGGCGAACACACGAAAACCATCTAAACGCAAAAAGATTAATCGTCGTATCGTTCGCCAAACTCCTGAGCCATTAACAAAAATAGATCAGCATTACATGGCTCTACACGAATGCTACAAAGCAGCCAGAAAAGCAGGATTTACGCCTGAACATGCATTCTGGCTCATGACTGAGCAAAAGACCTTCCCAAATTGGATCGTAGGCGATGGCGGGATTATTCCTTCCATTGATCCAACTGACGATGAGGATGACGATTAAGCGAATCGCTTTTGTAAGTGATCTCCAAGTTCCTTTCTTTGATGAAAGAGCTACTAAATCAGTCGGCCGTTTCCTTGCTAAATGGAAACCTCACCGCACTATCTGCATTGGCGATGAAATTGATTTGCCACAGCTAGGCGGTTTTAATGCCGGAACTATTGATGAAATGGTGGGGAATATCCACGAGGATCGATTGCTAACTCAAGAAGTTTTAACTTACCTAGGTGTAACCGATGTTCTTGGATCTAATCATGGAATCAGGCTTTATCGATCTATTAAAAAACGATTGCCAAGCTTCTTAAATTTGCCAGAAATGCAATACGAAAAGTTTTTAGGTTACGACAAACTAGGTATCAAATTCCATCCTTATGGATTAGATTGGGCGCATGGCTGGACTGCGGTTCATGGCGATGCTTTTCCCTTATCACAAGTACCCGGCCAAACGGCCTTAAATGGGGCTAGGAGGCTTGGAAAGAGCGTGGTGTGTGGTCATACCCATAGGTTAGGGGTTTCGGCCTTTACAGAGGCTTCCAGAGGCCATTTAGGGCGTACTCTGTGGGGTGTTGAGGTTGGCAATTTGGTAGATTTAAGCAGTTCAGGCATGGCATACACCAGAGGCTACGCAAACTGGCAAACTGGCTTTGTTGTGGCTTATGTAAAAGAGCGTAAAGTTCAAGTTATTCCAATCCCAATTAACTCGGATGGCAGCTTTATTTTTGAGGGTAAGGTCTATGGGGCGTGAAACCGACTATCACGATCGCACGATTGATGATCATATCGATGAACTTGAGGATATTGGCGTTATCTAATCGTTATAAAACACGCCGAAAGAAATTAACTAAGCGTCCTTGATTTAGGTCATACTTTATGTATCTATCCACAAGATCTGTGGAGGATATGTAAGGGAGCAACATGAATACATGGCTAGAACTAAGAGATCTTGGCTTAGATGTCGCAGCTGTAATGCTTGGCATCGGAGTTATTTATTGGATTATTTATGAGATCCGAGATACCGCATTCCAAAATGGTTATTGGAAGGGTCGGGCTGATGGCTGGAACATGCATCGCCGAATGACCAATATCAAGGCACAGTCAGATGAGGTTTTTGATTATGACAAAAACTGAGCAGATATTTGATGAAGCCATTACAACGATCCAGTCAAGAGGTGTCGTTTATGGGCATCCTTACTACAACATGGAGCGAATCTCAAAGCTGGTCAGTTCGTATCTCGAATACCCAGTCATGCCTCACGATATTTGTATCTTTAACATCTTGCAGAAAATTAGTCGTTTGCAGGAAAGCCCGGGACACCACGATAGCCTTGTGGACATTGCGGCATACATCGGTATCTACAAAACAGTTTATGATGCCGAAATCGACAGCGACTTCAAAAAAGGAGATGATCTTTAATGGCATTTAATCTTGAGGATTATGAGGATGTGGCAACTCTAAACAAATGGTTTATTGCCAATTATCCAATGGGTAGATCAGATCTATCAGTTATCAGCCATGATCCTGAAAAGGGTTATATCTTGATTCAATCAACATTATGGCGAGATAGTAAAGATGCTGCACCAGCGGTAAGCAATGTGGCATTTGGATCTAGGGAAACTTACATTCCCAATATGAAAAAGTTTTATGTTGAGGACACAGCTACATCAGCGTTGGGTAGAGCAATTATTCTACTTAAAGGATCTGACAAAACTGCAACCAAAGATGACATGCGAAAGGTTGAAAGCAATCCATCATTTAAGGAGAAGCTGGAAGCTCGGCAAAACATGTATGGAAAGCCAGGGTCTAAGTCAGCACAAATCGAAACGATTTTAAGGGATAGTTTTGAAGCTAATAAGAAACCTGAGCCAGTTGCATGGTCTGTTGGTGATGTCGTTGCTGAGATAGGTGCATCGACACCTAATGAGCCACCTGCATGCGAGCATGGTCATATCTTGAAACAAGGAATCTCTAAAGGAGGAAAGCCTTACTATGGTTATGTTTGTAAAGCAAAACAATGTGATGCCAAGTGGGCAAAACTTACAGCTAATGGAAAATGGTATTTTGAAGGAGGTGAATAAATGGGTGAATTACAAATTATCGATGGCTCTGGCTTAACTGCCACCTTTACGGATGACGGAGTAAAAGTAGAGCCATCAAGAGTTACTTGCGATCTATGCAACGATGACAGATTACTTCATGAGGGCGATCTGCTTCGGTGCTATTCCTGCCACGCAATTAACCGGATTCCTTATCATGCCTAATTACGATTACATGTGCGATGGTGAGGGGTTGCTGATTGTATTGGATTTACCAATGGATCATAAAATCCCTCATTGTCAAGTATGTGCTGCACCTTTAAGGCGTGTCTATACAGCTGTGCCAACGATCTTTAAGGGAACTGGATGGGCTGGCAAAGATGGTTAAATTCAGGTGCAACTTCTGCTCAGCCAATACCGATTTCGAATGGCTTGATGGTTACGAAACACACGAAGGCTTTAGAACTTACCAATGCCTCAAATGCTGCGCTGTCGGCGTTAAGAATGAAGCTGAGGCAATAGATACTCAAGAACCTGTCATGCGCTGCAAGAAATGCGGATCATGGATGTTTGCAGATAAGGAGTGCTTTACATGTGCGATTCTCACAATGAAGGAGATCACGAAATGAATTGGCAATACCAGAATCAGTTGCGTAAGCAATGGCTTATAGATCATCCTGAAGCAGAATACGAAGGGTGGATGTCTATATGAATGGTTGGGATGAAACTTGGCTTGATCTTGATGATTTAAAAATTGTTTGCATTTACGCAAGACACGCCGTCAGATTTGGAACTATATGATACGCTATAAAGAGCATTGGCTCTCAAAGCCAAAAGGCGAACCCCGAAGGGGGAGGTTCGC